AAATGTGTATGGTGCGGAACAACTGAAAATCTTGAATTTGATCACATAGACCCAGCACAAAAACAATTTACTATAAGTGCTTTTCCTTGCTCTCTTGAATTGTGGTGGAAAGAGGTTGAAAAATGTCGTCTCTTATGCAAAACCTGCCATAAAAATCATAGTGATGCTGAAATGGCAGCAAAACACCTTTTTTGGATAAACCTTTCTTTTGAAGAACGACAAAAACTTATTCAGCAACAACTTGACCAACAACCTCAAACCTGATATAATTGGGGGAGGTAAAACTATGACCTCCCCTTTATTATGGACGAATATTTGTATCCTATGAATGAGTTTACGCTTTCTATGAATGGGCATAATGGAATGCTCAATCTTACAAAAACTGATGTTACTATGACCGAATCTAAAAATCATCTCTGGAAATATAATGAAGATAAAATCCTCAAGGATGTTGAGGATTATGTGACTAGCACTTATGGTAGTCATTACTGTGGTCATAATCAAGACTACAGAGATATTCAAACAATTGACCTGATGGCAGCAAAGGATCTTGCTCCAGGATTTTGTCAGGCGAATATTCTTAAGTATGGTAGTCGTTATGGTGACAAAGATGGTCGCAACAAGCGCGACCTTCTCAAAGTAATTCACTATGCTATGCTACTACTTCATTTTGATGGTCATTATTCTCGTAAAGATAATGGTCTTTCTGAATTCCGTTGATTATGAAAATCCAAAACAAAACAATGAAACTTTCTGATAACACTCTTGCACTTCTCAAAAACTTCGCTAGCATCAATAACTCTATTCTTGTCAAGCAAGGTAATCGTCTTCGCACCATTTCGGTAGCAAAAAACATACTTGCTGAAGCAGAAATCACTGAGGAGTTCCCCCGCGACTTTGCAATTTATGATCTTAACCAGTTTCTGAATGGTCTGAGTCTTCATCAGGATCCTGATCTTGATTTTACTGAAGAATCGTATTTGAGCATCAAAGAAGGCAAGCGTCGAGTAAAGTATTTCTTTGCTGATCCAAATGTGATCATTTCTCCTCCAGATAAGGACATTCAACTTCCTTCAAAAGATGTTTGCTTCCAATTGGACAGTACTTCTCTGGAGAAACTGGTCAAAGCGGCAGCGGTGTACCAACTTCCCGACCTTTCTGCTGTTGGTGAAAATGGCGTCATCAAACTGGTAGTTCGTGATAAGAAGAATGATACTTCAAATGAATATGCCATTGTGGTTGGTGAAACGGATGCTGAGTTCATTTTCAACTTCAAGGTAGAAAACATCAAGATTATTCCTGGTGCCTATGATGTTGTTGTGTCACAAAAACTTCTGTCACAGTTTACGAATCCTAAGTACAATCTCTGCTATTATATTGCTCTAGAACCTGACTCTAGTTTTAATTGATGGAATTTCTTCTTTATCTTACTCCTCAAGCAAAAGACATTCTCGATCAAATTTATCGGGCAAAATATTCCGTTCGTGAAAATGTTGGGTATTGTAAGGGAAATCAGAATCTTTTTGGGTATGCAGATTTTGGTAAAAAATTTGTAATTTGCACTAAAAATATTAAAAATAGTGGATTTGAAACAAATTTTTATATCAATGAAACTGTTTATCATGAAGGAACGCATGTTGCACATTTATGTAATGGATATAAACCTTTTGGCATTTCTAAAAGCGATATGCCTCTTTCATCTCTCAAATATCAAAGTATTAAAAATTCAGTAAAAGCATCAACTGCTTCTACTCAAATTGAACATGAAGCATACTGGATGGAAGATAAACCAGAAAAAGTTAAGTATGTAATTCAAAAGTATTGCCTCTAATGAACATCTTTGTAACTGACCAATTTCCTGCAGAGAGTGCAATCGTACTTCCTGACAAACACATAGTTAAAATGCCACTAGAATGTTGCCAAATGCTCTCTATCGTGGCATCCAAGTGGTATCACAACTATGGACCCCTTATGAAGGCAGACGGCACTCCCTACAGCACTGAGAAGGGTGCTTTCCGCAATCACCCCTGTACCAAATGGGCAGCAGAGAGTATTCATAATGCCTATTGGTTAATCAAACACGGTCTCAATCTTTGTGATGAATACACTCTCCGTTACGGTAAGGTTCATTCCTGTTACAAGACACTCATAGATGCCTTTTATTTGTTCCCCCGTGGTAAAATTAATAAGGTAGAAAACTTTGTTCGTGCTATGCCTGATGAGTATAAACTTGATGAAAGTATTGATACATTTGAAGCATATAAAAGATACATTTCTTCAAAAACTTGGGTAAAAGACAATTATCTTCGACTTCCAAGTAGAAAACCTGATTGGATTTAAATTATGACAAGTGAATTCTTACTCTGCGAGAAGTACCGTCCTCAAGTAATTGATGACTGTATTCTCCCTGATGATACTAAAAAAACATTTAAGGAGTTTGTAGAGAAGGGTGAAATCCCCAATCTCCTTCTTGCAGGACCTCCTGGAATTGGTAAAACAACAATTGCAAAAGCACTATGTAATGAATTAGGAGCAGATTTTTATGTCATCAACGGATCAGACGAAGGGCGTTTCTTGGATACTGTACGAAACCAAGCAAAGAACTTCGCTTCGACCGTCTCACTTACGGGATCTTCTAAACACAAAGTCATTATTGTGGATGAGAGTGACAACACAACCAACGATGTACAGCTCCTACTACGGGCGAATATTGAGGCATTTTATAGCAACTGCCGCTTCATCTTCACCTGCAACTACAAGAACAAAATCATTGAACCCCTTCACTCCCGATGTGCCGTCATTGACTTCACAATCAAGGGAAAGCAAAAGGCACAACTTGCAGGAGCATTCTTCAAGCGTCTCCAAACGATCCTGGATCAGGAAAAGATTGAGTATAATCAAAAAGTCCTTGCAGAACTTGTATCTTCACACTTCCCCGATTTCCGTAGAGTTCTCAACGAATGTCAGCGATATGCAACGGGAGGAAAAATAGACGCTGGTATTCTTGCATCTTTCTCAGACGTTTCGGTAAATGATCTTCTTAAATACCTTAAGGAAAAAAACTTTACGGAGGTTCGCAAATGGGTTGTTGCTAATTTGGATAACGATTCTAGTGTTATTCTTCGGAGGGTTTATGACGCACTTTACGATGCCCTTGTTCCTGCTAGTATTCCTGCTGCTGTCCTTGTTATTGCAAAGTATCAGTATCAAATTGCATTCGTAGCAGATCAAGAAATTAACTTACTTGCCGCTCTTACTGAGTTAATGTGTGAGGTTGAGTTTAAATGAATCAATATAAAATTAACTATAAAGACCTGAAAGAAATTCCAGTTAAAACAACTCCTGAGAATGTTAAAGAAGCAAATGAAGGTCTTTTTCGCTCTAAAATGACTCTTCCTGCTGCCGCAAAGCATTGTGGTATGACGCAGAAAGAGATGAAACTTACCTTTTGGGAATACTTGAAATATAACAAACCTGATTATGAAACGAATTGAAGTAATTACAACTGAATCAAGACTAGAAGTTTATTGTTATCGAACGTTTCTTGATTTTGAAAATCTTAAGGTTCTTGATCTTTGGAAGAAAAATAGAAATAATACTGATGTAGTAAGATCTATTGCTCGTCCATTTTATGATCTCGTTCATTCTCTTTCAGTACCTTCAGGATTTATTACTGAAAGGGCATTAGAAAAAAAGAGAACCGATCATACTTGGATATTATGCAGGGATCATTGTTATTCGCCACAATTCATTTATCAGATGCTCATGGATAATCATAAACTATATGTGAATGATTATGATAAGTATTTTCAGATATTTAAGACAGCATGTACTACTATCGACATTTTATCTGAGCAAAATAAAAGTCTTTCTCTTTTAACTTCAAATAGAGGAGGCAAATATAAGGTTTATGTTCCAACTGATAAAAAATATCAATATTTGGATATTAAACTTGTAACAAGAAATTATGGAAGGCAGTGGTATAATAAACCAGCAGATCCTGTTGACAATTATATTGTAACGCCACAGGAACTTTTGGACTACGAAAAAAGATTTTTGGCAAAATAATATGTTATCTATTGAAGATGCAACTTGGGCGGCAGATCAATTTATAGAATACTATTCTAAGTTTAATCGTATCGATGATTATCTTCGTTATGTTAAACGGAGTAGAATGGATAATGCATCTGGAAAATTGTTCGGACCTGAAGATGAGATTTTTTCCAATTTCAATCTTCATCCAAATGAAATGACATTTTCAATTCATGAGGTAGATACTAATCCAAAAACAACATCCAAGTATAATCAAGATCTTTATTCGGAAATTTTAAACGACACTGCTTCAAATCCTATTGAAGAAGCAATTCCTGGACGAACTTTGAAGTGGATTGTGACTGAAGATACTACAAATAAAATAATTGGAGTAGTTCGTTTTGGATCTCCTACTATCAATTCAAAACCAAGAAATGATTATTTTGGTGAAGTTATTTCACTTTCCAGAATTAACAGTGAGTTTGTAATGGGATTTAACATTGTCCCTGTTCAACCATTTGGATACAATTATCTTGGAGGTAAACTTCTTGCCCTTTTAGCATCTTCTAATGAACTCAAACGACAATTTGATCGAAAATATGGAATTGATCTTCAATACTTTGAAACAACTTCACTATACGGTACAACGAAGGGGGTATCCATGTATGATGGTCTTAAACCTTATATTCGACACATAGGAGATACTGAAAGTAATTTTCTCCCTCTATTTCATGATGATTACTTTAAGGAAATGTTCTGGTGGTTTAATAATACTGCCAATGGAGGCAAAAGACTCATTTCTGCAGATAAGTCTTCAAAGAAACTGAAGATTCAAACTAAGATGATTTCTATCATTAAAAATTCTCTGAAAGGTCATTATAAGTTAGATGAATTTAATTCTTGTATTGAACATGCAAAAACATTGACTGAAAAGAAAAGATATTATCTTTCTAAATTTGGATATGAACCAGAAGAAGTTATTGAATGGTGGAAGAAAAAGGCGTCTAAAAGGTATGAAAAACTTAAATCTGAGGGACGCTTGAGGACAGAACTTGAATTGTGGACATCTGGATCAAATTTGGAAATTATTAGATGACATATGAATTAAAAGATTGGTTAAATTCAATTAATCAAACAAAACAAAATTTAATTGATGAGGATTCATCTTTAGAAAAAGAATATTCTCCATTTATTATTAATCGATGCCTT